TGGTTTGCGTCATTCGCGTCTTTTTTTACGCAAATTGAAATAAATAAACATGTCACAAAATAACAAGATGAAACAACCAGAGATCAACTGCTCATACGATGAGCTTCGCGCAGCAATCACGTTGCAACCTCACCCGCGAAATCCAAACACGCACAGCGATGAGCAAATCAAATTGCTTGCAAAGATCATTCAACACCAAGGATGGCGCAACCCGGTTGTAGTTTCAAAGCTGTCGGGCTTTATCGTCGCTGGTCATGGAAGGCTGAAGGCGGCTGAGTTGCTCGGTCTGGATGAAGTGCCTGTTGATTTGCAGGACTTCAAAACGGAAGCTGACGAACTGGCTCACCTTGTAGCTGATAACCGCATTGCAGAGCTTTCAGAAATCAACAGAGCAAAGCTTGCTGATGCGATAGCCGAGCTTGACACAGGAGAAATTAACCTTGAATTGACGGGCTTTAAAAAACCAGATCTTGATGAGTTGATGACAGCAGCACCGCCAGACACAAGTGACAGCCTTGACGAAAAAACAAAAACATGCCCGCATTGCGGAAAGGTGATTTAATGGATGGCAAACAATATGACAAGATTGAGCAAGCGAACGTTGCAAACATTGTTGCAAAGCTCAAAGGCGGCAAGACGCTCACGGCGGCTGACAGGAAGGCACTCGAAAACCACAAGCGCAAAGAAACAGGATTGCGGCCAGTAAAGACGGAAACCGAGCTTGCAAAAGAATTTGGCGTTGACCGGCGCGGCTCAATTGTTCGATGGAAAAAAGCGGGCGCACCTTTTGATGGAACAGATGCAGAGCTTTATCAGTGGCTTGCAAATAACAATGCGCGAGGAGCGGCCGCATGGATGAAAGCATTTAGAGAAGCCAACCCTGACCAATACACAAAGAAAGCCGCCAAGAAAAAACCAAAGCCAACAGCAACCAAATCAGCAGAGGAGTTGCGCGATGAATACTTCATTGAGCTACAAGAGGCGAAAGAGGCCGGTGATGAAGCGCGAGAGAAAACCGCGCTTGATGCTTATTTGAAAATTGATAAGCAAATCCGAGATGCAGAGGCTCACAACAAAAAGCTCGGACTGGATCGCGGCGAGGTGCTTTCTCGTTCAGAGGTTGAGCGCATACTCAAGGCCTCCATTTGGGCCGGGAATGCTTGCATTGACAAATTCAGCAAACAGATCGCACAAAGGTTAAGCAATCTGCCACCTCAAGACGTTCACAAAGCACTCAAGCCGCAACTGACTGGCATGATTATATTTGAGGGTATGAGGCGAGTGACTAAAACGCCCGGTGAAATCAACGTGCCGCAATGGGTTGCTGATTGCTACCAGACTGAAAGAAGCCTCTACCTTGAGCCGTGAAAGATAAATTTATTGCCTATAATGAAGCTGACCCGATTGACTGGCTTGAGGCTAGTGTGCAATTGGATTATGGCAACTTCAAGCGTGAGAATCACCCGCTGATGGTTGAGCCGTTGAGGATGGCAGCAACTAAGCGCGGCGGCTATGTTGGCTTGATTGGATCAGTGCAACACATTAAAACTTTAACGGCACAGCTTGTGCAACTTTATGGCTTGCACACATCACCATGCAACGCGGCGCACTATGACCTTACAACCGATGCGCTGAAAGAATTCAGCGATGACAAATTCGTGCCGTTGATTGACAACACTGACAGAATAACAAGCCTTATACCTGACCAACCATATCGTCGCACCAAGCTTTACACGTCAACGCCATACGGATATATTCGGTTGCTCTCTGCGGGTATTATGGCGAACCGGAACTCGAAAACGCTTGAGCGCATCACAGCAGATGAATCGTGGGCATACGAGGATGATGAGGGATGGCTTGAGCAGATCCATGACAGGCAAAGCTCATTCCCGTGGCAATGGCAAATGTTCCTGCCTAGCTCAGGACAAACGGCGGGAAGCCAGCTTGATGAGTTATGGAAGAAATCAACTCAACGCACTTGGCATGTAAAATGTGATTGTTGCGGTGAAGAGATACCATATATTTGGAAACAGCCAGCGGTGAACGGTGAAGTGCCTCCGGGCGGCATGAGGTATGCATCAAGCAAAGATGTTACAAGTGATGAAGGCGTGATTGATTGGGTAAAGCTGAGGGAATCAGTTTATTACCAATGCCAGTTATGTGGCGGCCGCGTTGAATGGTCAGCGGCAAACCAAGACAAGCGAAACAGGCAAGGCCGATACATTGCAATGAATGACGGTGCTGACCCTGACATTGAGTTTTACCATTACAATGCAATGGCACACGTTCCGTGGCCTGAGCTAGTAACCAAGTGGAAAGAAGCGACCATCGCACGAAGCCGTGGTGACCTCTCAAAGCTGGAAAACTTTGTAAGGAAACAACTGGCGCAACCTTGGAATGAAAGTGATTACATTTCTGATGAAGTCCAGCAAGATGGCAGAGGCGATTACATGCTTGGCGAAAAATGGGAGGCAGACAATGACCCGCTCTTATTCCTGACTTGTGACGTTCAAAAAGATCACTTTTATTGCGTAGTCAGAGCATGGTGTATAATCAACGGCGTTTTGCATTCGCGGCTGATTGAGCGTGAGCGGGTTGTCAGCGTTGGCCAGATTCGTGACCTTGCTGACAAGCATCACATCTTGCAAGACGGCGTTCGCGGCTCACGTGTTTTCCTTGATGGTAACTACAACACTACACAAGTGCAACGCATAGCGGCTGAAAATGGCTGGCAGGTTTTCCGAGGCGATAAAGCAGCAGACTTCCGGCACAGTGACGGCCTCCGCAGGATCTATGCAGAGCCACAATATCTTGACCGGGGCGAGGGAACAGTGAACGCAAAAAACGGCAATCAATACGTTTCTCAAGTTAGGTTCAGTAAGCACGCGGCACTTTCGCGGTTGTCTCTGATAAGATCAATCAAAGATGAAGATGGCAACCTTGTTTGGACATACGCGAGCAATGCCGGGAGCGTCTACGAAAGGCAAATCAACGCATGGCAAAGAATAAGCAAGACAGCACCAGACGGGCGGCGGTTTTATGATTTTATAAACAGGGATTCAAAAAATGATCATTACGGGGATTGTGAGCAACAACAAATAGTTTGCGTGGCGATGGCTGGCTTGGTTGGAGTTGATGGAGGCGGTGATGACTCGGAATAAATCAAGCATTGACAATTAGCATCAATTAAAGTTAAATCGAAACCAGAAAATATGCGCTCGTTACTATTCACGCTATGGATACAGGCTGACAAATCGGTTAGCACTATCGTCACGTTACTTGAGCAATTAACAGTTGCTCAGGTTGAGACTGTGCAACAAGGCGGTGCAAGGATGGTAAATGCTTCACTATCTGGCAAATCATTCTCATATGAACTGCCAGCAAATTGGGGGGCTTTTGATTTTTGCGAACACATAAGGATGGCATACAAGACAATTGAAACGGGAGGCGCGACAGGAGGGCAAATGACTGAGGCTGAACTAAAAACATACGTGCTGGATACAAACGATGAAGTCACAGACACAATGACCGCCCGCATCAATTACAACTCACTCAGACGATAATGGCAAACCCTCCCATCAAATCAACCTACGGCCGTGCCAGCGCGAGAACATCAGCGCAACAATTGCGCGGTGGCTCAAGCGAGTTTTATCCCGGCGGCAGGAATGACCAGCGCAGATTTAACACACGCAACCTAGCGCAAGACATCACAGACATGATGACGGCCAACCGTCACCGTATGTTGCTTGGTGACTCGCGCTATATTTACCAATCTTTTTCCTCCGTTGCCGGAGCAGTTAAGCAAAAGGCAAATTATGTTTACGGCGGCAGTTGGCGGCTACAATCACTGAGCGCGGATGCCGCATTTGCTCAAGCAGTGGAGGAAGATTTCAAGAGGCTCGACATGATGTTTGACATCCGAGGTTCAAACTTTGGATTTAGAAAAAACGTTTGGCGTGGCTCAAAGTTGCTTGATGTTGACGGTGACTTTTTCGTTGTGCTTACAGAGCAAAAGGAAACAGGCTTCCCAAAGCTCCAGTTTATCGAATCGCACAAAGTTGGTGATTGGGGCGAGTGCCGTGATGGTTACGTAAGCGACTCAACCGCATACCAAGGCCGCAGAATCTTGACGGGCGTAATTGTTGATGACTATATGTCACCAATTGCATATCGTGTGAAAGATGACTCACGCAACCGTGGATTTCAAGACATCCCAGCCAACAGCATCGTTCATTTTGCTGATATGGAATGGTTTAGCCAAGGACGCGGCACACCATCAATCGCATCAGCTATTCTTGATTGGTATGACCTAAGCGAGACGCGTGACGCTCAAAAGATAAAGCAAAAGGTGAACTCAATCTTAACGCTGATCGAATCAAACGAAAACGGAAAGGTTGACGCTGGCAGAAATGCTCTCGGAATGGGTGGAGGCAGTGCCGCAACTGCGACCAGTTACATGGATAGCGGAATGATCCGCATTATCAAAAACGGTGGATCACTCAAAGCACACACCGCAAACGACCCGCCGGAAGGCTGGATGAAGTTCACGAAGCTCGTTGAAAGCTCCGCATTTTATGCACTTGGATGGCGTAGAGAGATGCTTGACAGTTCAGATGTTGGCGGTGCTGGTGTTCGTGGATTTGCCGCAGATGTGAACAGATCAATTGCATCAAGAATTGAGGTTCTTGAAAACGGTTACAAGCGTTGCGCTCAATACATCATCGCAAAGCGTGCCAAGATGGGAAGTTACGAACTACCTGAAGATTGGTGGAAACTGGCATTTACACACCCGGCAGAGTTCACCGTTGATGAAGGACGCATGAGAAAAGCTGACCTTGACGACCTAAGGGCTGGCGTGATCACGGAAAGCAGCATTGCAGAAAGACGCGGCAACAATTACGAAGATGTGGTGATACAGCGAGCAAAAGAAATCGCACACCGCAAACGCGTGGCTGAGGAATACGGCCATGATCTTTCCGAACTTTCGATTTTGACTAAACCCGGCGATATTGCAAGCGGCAGTGAATCAGATGATGATGCAGAACACAAAAAGAGCATCGCAGAATTTGAAACACTAAAAGCAAAGTTTGACTCATACGGCGTTGGCGTTCGTGCTGGATCAATTACACCGCAGACGGCAGACGAAAGCGCATTCAGAGATGAAGCCGGTTTGCCACCGGTGGGTGATGCCGTTGAACAAGCATGGATCAAAGATGGCGGTTACAGGCGGCCAATCACGCTACAATCTGGCGCAGAATCTCAAGCTGAGATTTCTGAGCAAACAAACAACCAAGACACAACACAAGATGACTAATACATGGTACAACATAACACAGGCAGAAGGTGATGCATCTTCGGCTGAAATCTCAATTTATGACTCCATCGGGGGTTATGAAATTAACGCAAAGCAATTCGTTGAGGAACTAGGCGAAATTAAAGCAGACACAATCCACCTGAGAATCAACTCACCCGGTGGAAGCGTCATTGATGGCAACGCCATTTTCAACGCATTGCTCCGACATGACGCAAGGGTGATCACTCATATTGATGGACTTGCCGCAAGCATGGCATCAGTGATTGCGATGGCAGGGCATGAAGTCCACATGAGTGACAATGCATTGCTAATGATTCATAATCCTTGGACTGTAACAATGGGTGACGCTGATGAGCTAAGGGCTGACGCTGACTTGCTCGACAAAATGAGTGAATCAATTATGAACGCTTACAGCCGATCGCAATATGAGCGTGAGGAAATCAAAGACCTCATGGACGCTGAAACATGGTTCACAGCGCAAGAAGCATTCGACGCTGGCCTTGTTGATCACATCGACACCGGGTTGCGTGCGGCCGCATCAGACATCACAGCACTTGCCGAATTGTCAGAGCTAAAAGTGCCAGCAGATAAGCAAATTGCATCGCTCAACAAACAACTTGAAGCAGTAACCAAAACCAGCGCGGAAATCTCCGAGCAACTTGCAGAAATCAAGGGTGAAAATGAAACGTTGACAGGTGAGCTTGCTCAAGCAATAATCGACCGCGACGAAGCTAATGAGCTAGTAAGTGAAGCCGCTGACAGAATTGAAGTTCTTGACCTCGAAATCATCGAAAAGGATGAGGAAATCAAGACATCAAAAGAAGTCAGTGAGGCAGCAGTTGCAAGCAAGGCGGCTGAGATTGTTCAACTTGCATCGCATGAGCCAGTGGCCGACAATGGTGACGGGTTAGGTGCTGAAACAGATGAGCAATTGCTTGCACGATACGAAAGCATTTCTGATAAAGATGACCGCCGCGACTTTTTCGCAGCAAACAAAACTAAAATTCTCCGCGCCAAAGCGCGAAACTAAACAACAAAACAACACAATACAATGGCCAATTCATTTGACGCTAACACAATTGCTGACATCATCGCCTCCAACGAGGTGCTTGTTTCTCAGCACCGGGTAACGCCTCTTGACAAGTTCGCAACGAACTTCTCCGCAGACGCGATTGCACAAACCAACAACGGCAACGGTGCGCGTTCAACCATTCAGGTTGATCTCGCTTCTGGTGCTTCCACCACTCTCACCAACCCAACCAACTACGAGCAAGGCGACAGCACTCTTGGAGCGGTTTCGATTGGCATGAGCGAATACTCACAGCCTTTCCACATCACGCCAGCCGAGCTTGGATCCGGCCGCCGTTTGGAAAAGCTGGTCATGGTCAACCTTTACGCGCTACAAGACAAGCTCGACAGCGTAGTAAAAGGCTTGATGACCGCCGCCAACTATGGCGCAGCAGTTCTCGACAAAGCCCCGGCTACTGTCACCACTGCTGACATCAAAACCATCATTGCTGCAACTGGCAAGTTCGGTCAACGCAACCTTGTTGCTGATGCTTCTTTCTGGTCACAGTTTGCCGTCACAAGCGACAAGAACAGCCTCGGAGTAATTGACGGAGCATACGGCCTCGACAGCTTCAGCCTCTCAACTGACTGGTCAGGCGCAGGAACTAACGTCAACGGATTCGTTGGTGATGTTTCATCCATCGCAATGGCTGCACGTCTACCTGAGCTTACCGGTGAACTCCGCGAGGCTCTTGACTTTGACACCGTAGAACTTCCAAACGGCATGACCGTTCAGATCTGCAAGTGGGTTAGCACCGCAAGCCGCAACACATGGCACAGCTTCGACGTTGTGTTTGGTGCTGGTGTTGGTGACGCTACTGCTGGCAAGATCATCGAGGACGGAAGCTAGAAACTTTGACCCATGGAACGCTCTTTCGTAATCGGCATTTCTAAAGGCTCGCAATCGGTCATCGGTTGCGGGCTGTCAGAAAATGAAGCAATGAAAAAAGCTTCCGAGGCTACAGGCTTTGATCATGTTGAGGTGTATATCAATCCTGTGCCGTTCGCGGTGCTGAATTGTAAGCCAGCAAAGGTAGCTAAAAAGGTTGCCAAAAAGACAGCAAAGCGCAAAGCAAAGTAAAACAACAAATCAATCAAGGCCGTCACCTTTGCGGGTGGCGGCTTTTTTGTGTAAACTGATGATCGTTGACATTTACACTGGCAAATGTATCATGTTGACATGAATGTTTTTGAGCGTTTTGCAAAGTCAGGATTATCACAATCGTTAAGCGTGATTGGCGAGCCGGCCAGTATTGGCGCGGATCAGTTCAGGGCCGCATTTGATGACTCACAAATGGACGTATCAAGAACGATGTTTGGCGATGATGATGAGGTGACAACAAGCGCAACACTCCTCAAGTCGCAGATTAAAAACAAGCCCGTCATCGGTGAGATATTGAAGCGGGTAAACAAAAGAGCAACCTACGTAATCACGGAAGTGCAAGAGGATCTGGAAAGCTACGAACTGACATTGAGGGAGAAGAATGCCTAAAAAAAGCGTCAAAGTTGATGATACTGTATTCCGCGCAAAGCTGGTAAAGCTGGCTCGAAAAGTTGGTGTTAATGAAAAAAAGTTTGTTCGTGAGCAAGCGGGTTTTTTAGCAAGAGAGATTGCAAGATATACTCCACCATATGCATCACACCCAAAAGGGGCGAGCTTAAAAATGGGAACAGCTAAGGATTTCAAGACGGGTAAAAACGCAATACTAAATGATTTGCTTATAATTTGCCAAGTCAGAAAACCTAAAACAATCAATTGGGCAATCAAAGAGTTTAAAGGTGGCCCGATATACTACAAAAACAAACGCATTGCACCGGGAGTGTTGCAAGACATTGGTGAGCTTGCCAGATGGCATAAAAAAAACAAAGGGAGCAAGGGGCGAACAAAGATGCTTCCAGACATTGACAAGCCGTTTGTTAAAACAACGGTGTTCAATAAATACAAAAAGTTTTTGTTTTCAGAGGTTGGAAGCTCGAAAGCGGCATTTGCAAAAGCCGCGCTTGCATTAGGTTCAAAAGGCTCTATCCCGCTACCAATACAAAAAAACTTATCAGGCGCAAGCGGCAGTGGAAGCATGCGCAAAAGAAGCAAGGGATTCATTGGGTTTGTCAGCGGCAGAGCAAAAGGTTTGTATCATGTAAGAAGTGGCATGCTGAAAGAGATTAAAAGAAACAGGTTGATCAAGGCGCATAAAAGGTTGGGATTCATCACGCGCAAGCTAGTCCGTGAGGCCAATCGGTCTTGACTGCAAGCACGCATTGAGCTAAAACATAATCATGCCAGCAACATCAGACATTGAAGTTTTCAATTTCGAGGGCAACCTTGAACAATCGTTTTATGATTTTTTGCTGGATAACGGCATTGAGTTAGCAACGGCAAACGACCCAAAAAGGTTGGGCGATGATTACGTTGGCGCGCAAGTTTCAGTCAGCGGGTTGGCAGAGGATGAACACATGACCGAAAAGCCTGACGGAAACCTTGAGTATGATCATTACAACTACACCGCTGAGATCACCATACACACCGACCGCAATGAAAACTCAGTTCCGGGTGTAGCCTTTTCGCGCTACCATCGCGAGCTTGTGGCAAAAGTTCGCCATTTACTAAGCATCTCAAGGGCTGCCGAGGTTGCCAGCTTGAATGACAAGATTGATTATTATTGGATCAACAGGCTTGTGCCGTCTGATGCAACCTACAATGCAAGCGACAACAGCTATGATGAAACCGTTCTCACTTTCGAGGGTGACTTTTCGATATTGACATCCGCATGGCCTAGTGCTTAAATACTTTCACAAACTAATAAAAACATGTCTATTCCCTACAACTCACAAGCTGACCAGCCGCAAGGCTTGGAATCCGTCACAATCAACTCCGTTGCATATGTTGTCGACTCTGTTGACATCGCAAGTAAAGTCAACCGCTTGATCTCACGCACAGATGCAAACGGTGACCGTGCTGACGTCATGATACGTCCCGGTTCTGATCCAATCAGCGGTTCGCTAACTCTCCAAAGAGCATCAACAAGCACTGTTCTTCCTCCAGAAGGTGATGAATTTACTTATGATTTCGACCGCTCTGGCACTGCATCAACGCTGGTTGTGAGCAATGTAAAGGTTGCACGCGGTGATGATTTCGACACTTTTGAAATCGACGTGTTGCTTAAAACTTACCAAGGCTAAAAAATGAAAATCAAGCTCTTAAAAGATCATTCCATTCTCGGCAAGATCGAAAAGGCTGACACCATCGTTGACATTAGCGAAGGTGTGGCAAATGACTTGATTCAACGCGGCATAGCTAAAAAACTCTCAAAGGCAAAAAAAGCAGACAAATAATTGTTTGCAATCGTTAGTTTCTGGCCTTGCTCGTTAAAAGCGGGCGAGGCCTTTTTTTTATGAACACGCAAGAGGAATACCGAAAAGAGCGAAAAAAGATTGAGCTTAATCGTTCACTTGACTGGTCGACGTTTGGCGTTGAGCATAAGGTTGCGGGTGAAATACTCAAGCCTATGACAGTGCAAGTTTGGTTTGATCTGCTTGCTATGCAATCGCCGCTCATTTCCTCAGAGTTGCCAACGTTGGAGGCAATCATTGATTACATATGGCGCAACAGCAAAAAGAAAACAAGCAACCCACTACTCAAACAATGGCGGCTCTGGATGATTGAGCGCAGAGTTGCAAAAGACCTAAAGAAAAAAGAGACGGCCGAGGCACTGATTGAGGTTGTGCTTGATCACATCAACACAAGTTTAAATGAATTTCCATCATCAGTATCATCAGCAAGGCAATCAAGAACAAACTCTGTTTCCATGTATTCCGGTGATGCGTCGATGATTGATGAGATTGCAAGCCGTTATTCGATGCACCCGGATGAGGTGCTAAAGCTACCACTGCGCAAAGCATTTTCTCTGCAACGCGTCATAAGAGTGACAACAATTCCAGATTACAAGATGCTTGAGCCTGAATCGCTCCGAGCAATAAAAACCAAACATTTACAACAGCTAAACAATGGCAAGTGAAATCAAAATGGGCATATCGCTTGACTCAAGCGGTGTAAGAAAAGGGCTGGCAAAAGCTAAATCGAGCGTAAAAAACTTTACGTCTGAGGCCACGGCATCACTCAAAACATTCACAAGGGTGGGCGTTGCTGGCCTTGCCGCTGGCTTTTCCGTGGCTGCGAGAAAGTCATTTAGCTACGCAAAAGAAGTTGAAAACCTATCACGCATATCAAACACAAGTATTGAGGATTTCCAGCGCAACGCACACGCTGCGCAGACGGTTGGCATTGAGCAAGAAAAGCTTGCAGACATTTACAAAGATACAGGTGACAAAATAGGTGACTTCCTGCAAACGGGAGGTGGCCCGATGGCAGACTACTTTGAAAACATCGCCCCGCTAGTTGGGCAAACTGCGGAACAGTTTAGGGAACTATCTGGCCCGGATGCTCTGCAACTCTATTTTGACGGCTTAGAAAAAGCCAACCTGAGCCAGAACGACATGACGTTCTATATGGAGGCAATCGCATCTGATGCAACCGCGTTAATCCCATTACTAGCAAAATCAGGTCAAGGATTCCAAGACCTCGGCAAGGATGCCACCGTGATGGGTGACAATACAGTGAAACAATTAGCTAGAGCAGAAAAGGCACTTGATAGCTTCAAAACAAAACTCGTTGTTTTTGCTGGCACAAGGATCGGTGATTTAATGAGTATTTTCAGTCCAACTGAAGGGCAAAAAAGCGCAAAAGCTGGAGCGCAGGATGTAGGCGCAAGACGGATGGCGGCGGTTGGGCAATTACAAGCTGATGGCGTAAAATTCAGCAAAGCCGATTTAGCAATACTCAACTCAGCAGAATCAACCATCACACAAATCACAAGCGTGATGGAGAGCAGAGGGAAAACGGCGCAAGACTTCTTTAAAGCACAGCAAAAGCAATCTGACCTGATTAAAGAGGAAAAAAATGAAATTGCTGACGCTGCTAAAAAAGAGCAACAAGCGCAAGCCGCTAAAATTGAAAAGCAAAAGCAACAAGCAAAGCTGGCCAAGGAAATAGGTGAGGCCGAAAAAAGACTTGCAAAACTACAAAAGAAAAGTGCTGATTCTGAACGATCAAAAGAAGCTGAACTGTTTGACCTAAAAGGGAAAAGAGAAAAGCTTGAGGCTACAATATCCAAAGAAGCAAAAGACGGATCACAGGAATATTTGGACGCGGTTAAAGCAAAAGAGGAATTGCTTGAGGTTAATAAAGAAATTGAAAGCGTCGAGGGTGACATAATAAAAGCAAACAAAGAAGCAGCAAAGCAAACTGAGAACGACCAGAAACGAGCCAGCGATAAATTAAAAGAAGCTGAGGAAAAAGCAAAAGCAGATGCCCA